AACTCTTCAAAGACCCCTTTGCCGTATAACACATGACACTCACTGATTGAGGTGTCAAGGTCTTTTTCGAAGCATTCCCATACTCTCTCTTCGGAGATTGGTGTTCCGAACTCTTGTCCCCATTCGGTATCTTCGTTGATAACAAGGTGCCCCACGCCAAAGGTGTGGTAACCGAGATGGTCTGCATATATTTCATACTTGACACCCTCGTCTACTTTTAATGTTTCAAAAATTTCTTCTCTGTTCATCTGATTCCCATCCATTCTTTTGTCATTATATAGTCACGAACAAAATCACTCCTGACTATATCTTCCCACCCAAACTGCACGTGAGTAAAACTCTTCATGTTGTCTAGGATACTTAAAAACTGATTTACACCGTTCTTATCTTTCTCTTGTTTGAAATCGCTCTGATAGTAATCACCACAGAATACGATCTTGGTTGCTTGACCCACTCGCGTGATAACAGAATCTAACTCATGCAGGGTCATGTTTTGCATCTCATCAACTATTATGATACTGCTATCATATGTAATACCACGTAGAAATGAGGTACTTTCAAACGTGACGAAATTATTGTGCACCAACTTATCATATGCTTTGGGATCATTGAATAACTCGGTTGCTGCAGCTCGATATGGTCCCGTGTAAGAGTTCAACTTTTCTTCTACAGTTCCGGGAAGAAATCCAATCTCGCGGGTTGGTACTACAGACCGAATGATACGCAAGGTATCGTATGGGGTGCTTTTGTCCATCACTTCTTCGAGTGCAAGATACATGGCAAGGAACGTTTTGCCTGTACCGGCAGTCCCAGTCATGGCGAGATGGTCACCGTCTCTCCAACCTTTCCATGCATCTGTTTGATGAGGTGTGATAGGTTCGATGGTATCCATCTGGTCAAGACGGATCCGCATATCCGGTTGTTGATGTGGGGGTTGTGATCCTCGCATTAAATTTTAATTGTGTTAGAGCGACCCGAGGTAGATTTAATATGTTTCAAGTGGTCTCTCCATGCATTAGAAGTTTTAGATAAAGATGAAGTTGTAGTACGTACAATTTTCATTGGTTCAAGATGCGTTTGCACCCAAACCCCTTCTTTTTCTAGTGTATCTTTTTCGCTAATTTTCAGAAACATTTCTTTAATTTCGCCTGTCTCCTTATTTTTCATATCGTATGTTGGCATAATAATATCCTAAAATGGATCCCTCTATTTTGAGAGGGATCCGATTAGATAAGGATCACCCCCTCGTGACTTGTTGTATGGCGGCATCTAAGAATGCTTGTTTCTTAATCATTCTATGTGCTGCATCGCCTTTACCTTTTTTATTTAACTTGTGAATATAATGTCCAAGTTCCCTAGAGTCTTTTTTTAATCGTTCTATTTGGTTTGTTACCATAGGCATAAGTCTCCTTGTTATCGATTTGGGTATTCACATAATTAAGTTGAGATCAAATTGGGGAAAGCCTCCTCTACTATTTTTTTAGTTAATCCCTTCACTGGTGGTTTTTTATTTATCATAGATATTAATATATCAGCATCTTCAGGATGAATTGATTCAAGCATATCTATAAACATTCTTTCTCGTTTAACGGGAATGAGAGATTCGGATTCGCGAAATCCTTTCACAAAATATTTAAACTTTTTGTGTTGTTTAAGAAGTGTGGATGGTGTACTTTCTGGTCTATTAGCAGTGTACGGTGGTTTACCAGGAGGAAGATTCCATTGAATTTTGTCGTCAAACGTACCCCTAAGTACATCTTTAAGAGGCATGATATTGTTTAATTGCAGATGTTCGATTTTTTCTTTTCTTGTTTTGCATGTAACAAACTTTTCTAATATTTCAAATACTTGTCGCTGTACGTAATTAACCATAGTATATTCTCTCTTCGAACTATAGCTCTAGGGTAACACATCTAGAACCATTTGTCAAGTTTTTATTTAAATGGGCAGTTTCTGTTGCACTGCTCGACCCTTCTTCTGACTAGCAATCCACGCTCTAGCCTCTTTTGACTCAGGTGGTTTATTGGTAAACTTCACCGCGTCTCTATATGCACGTAACGTCTCTTTCTTGTAGTCCTTGCCGTCAGAGTTATCGACTACTAAAAAGTTTCTCTTACCAAAAATGTTCTGCAACAGACCAACGTTCTGTTGGATAGTGTCCCACATCTTAGCAACCTCTGCGTCAGGTAATGAGCGTTCACGATCACGGTTGCGTTGTAGTGCGGTTTCTTTGTCGGTGTTTACGAATATCATTGCGACATCGTAACCCATCTTCTTCATCATCTTTGCTTGTTGCGCCACCTTCGCATGATCACGACCTGTGCCATCAATGACAAGACCTAAACGACCTTTGAGATAGAGTTCTTGTTTCTTACCAGTGAGAGTCTTTGCACGACCACGGAGTTCTTGACCCTTGTCAGAGAAGATACCTTCGGGGTCTAATGCGATACCTGCTTTCTTCATTGACGCTTCGAAAGCATCATCAGAGTTTACAACACGATAACCTAGTGATGGTAAACCCGTTTTACCTGCGATGAATGATTTGCCACTGCCGGGACCACCAGCGAGGAAGATTGCTTTGAAGATGGCGGGATCGTTGACCCCTTCGGAGAGAATGTGTTGTGAAAATCTTAACATGGTTAATTAATCTTATTGAATCAGTTAATATTTATAATTTTAAATGTTTAGAATGAATACGACAACCGATGAACTCATTGTAATAATCATCCTTTAAAAGCACATCTCGATCAAACTGTTCTTTCGCTTCGAAGTACGACATTTCACCTTTAGTCTTACATAATCTCAATATTACCCTATTATATATATCTTCTCCGTTAAGTAATACGTTTTCTTTTAATAGGGCACTAGAACCATGGTAAGTCCTCCAATCGCTCTCTACGAGCGTGTGCTTGCGTCTCTTGCGAGATTTGGTGACAGGTAGGATCTTATTGCGCCAGAATCCTTTCTTGCCAATATACTTTTTTCCGGTAGTTTTTTCTTCAATACAATAGACAAACCCTATCAAAGAAGAGAGTTCTTCTTCTGTAGGTTCGTATAAAACGCTATTGTATTGCCAACTCATGACATTACTTATATGATTTAGAAAAGGTAGTAATTGCCTTCATGCACCACAAGAACATGATCAAGTTCGGTGTTGTCCAGTATCCAAAGAGCATCTTCGATACTGTTTAAGGTAGGTTTGCCTTGAATGTTAAAGGATGTATTCAACAACACTTCGCTTTGAGTGTGTCCCAAAATATCATAGAAAAAACCAGAACCTTCGCTTACAGTCTGAATTCGTGCTGTATTGTCTACATGAGTTATTGCCGGAAACCTGTCAGTATCTCCTCGCACCTTAACCGCAAAACTCATGAAGTCGTGCCATCGATAGTCTAAAGTTTCAAAATATTTTTCAACATTTTCTTTTCTTACAAAAGGAGCAAACGGGCGATACCATTCACGGAACTTGACCTTTGAGTTGAGAACATCTTTCATGTTAACCCTAGAAGGATCACATATGATAGACCTCCGCCCCAATGCACGAGGGCCTATTTCATACTCGCCTTCAATAATGCCCAATATCTTTCCTGAATCGATTAAATCCGAGATCTCTGATATTTGAATGCACTCTTTGGTACGGATGTGAGTTTCTAAGAGAGGAATGTCATTAAGAGGTGCGCCAATAACTGGTAGACTCCAATCGGGGTTACCCTTAGACCATAGATCATATACGGCAACACCGTGAGAAATTCCGCTATCATCTGGATTGGGAGGTACCCAAACGTCAACGTTGGGAAAGTTTTCTCGTATCAACTCATTCACTAAAACATTTAATGCACAACCACCCGTAAGGATTAGATTATTATTCCATTCATTGAAATCGAATTGTTTCAAATATGAAAGCACAACATTTTCTAGGTTTTTTTGTAAAGCATACGCAAGGTCTTCTTCGTCTGGTTCAAACAAATCTAGCAATGACCCAACATGCCTAGAACTTACAAAAGCATTGTTCCCGAATGCCCCATACATCATCAGGTTGTTAATATAGGATTCTACCTGATGATGTTCCTTACCGTAAGCACTTAACCCCATAATCTTACCAGAAATGTCTAGGCAATAATTGGCGATACTGCCTTGGGGTACACCTATGGATTTTTTGAAACTGCCTTGCAATCCAAACTCTGACCATATTCGAGTAATGCAATCGGGTGAATGGTTTATAATATTTTCACTAGCAGTTGGACGATCAATAGTGGTCAATCCTTTCTTTGCATCGATGCCACAGGATAAAGTACAGTTGGAATCACCACCACCATCGTATGCTAGAATGAATGCCCGATCATGTTTGAAGGGTGATTGAGCAAATGCCCCCCAAGCATGACATTCGTGATGATCTAAAAAAGATCGGTCTTTGGGGTCCCGAGACCAATTTTGTTCACCCCCAACATCACTATGATTAGGACCCAATACTTTGGTACCCCATTTGGTCATACAAAGTTGACCCGAAGTAATCTTGGTTTTAAGTTCTTCGTAATGATCTTTTCTTTGGCGGTAAAAAAAATGTTTTATACCGGAGATCTTTGACAACTCATGTATAATAAAGTTCTCATTTGGTACATATTCAGTTATAGAACTGTCATGACCTTTATAAGTAAAGAATTTACACGACATGCGTTAATCAGTCACTTTCCAGCTTTCATTAACGTCTTCTCCGCACATAGGACAAAACACCGGAAGTTCGTCTTCGTGACGAACTCTAATGTCAACTGCTGCATCACACGAAGGACAATTCAAAGAATGATTGAACTCATCCATTATACGATCTCACAATTGCCAGCAGCACATGCTAGTTCTTGACTACCCACCGTGGTATCGCTTAGTTCGTATTCGCTCAGATCTGCCCAGTTGATATCCTTTGGCATAATCTTCAACAACTCTTTGTATCCTGCTTCATCAGTGTCTTGATAGGGTGCTTGCTTGTATGTATGATCGCTGAAAGGCAAAAACGATACACCGCTCATGTAGTCAAAGTTCTTGTATGTCCACGCACCCACTTCCATCCACTCGTGTTCTTTAACAGAGATGGTGACAGAAGGTTTATGTTCACACCAATGCTTCTGATATAACAACCACATCTCTAACTGTTCAATCGCCGTCATATCAGTGCGGAATACTGCACCCTTGTCTACCTTTACGGGAAACGAGAACACAACAGTCTGTGATGGATTCATTTGATCGTCTTCAACAGGGAACCCTTTGTCAATCATGAAATTGGTTAGAGGGTCTTTCTTGTCTCCACGTACAGTACGAATGTAGTAAGGGTTATGTCGTGCGTGTATCCCAGATGCCGCGTCAACGAGCTGTGAGACCGTACCAGAGGGTTTCACACATGTGATGGCAACTGACTGGTTGATTCCAAGTTTCTTAGACAACTCAGCATTCACCTTGACTGCTTCTGCTTTGAGTTCTTCTAACAGTGATGATAGATCACCTAACTTACCATTGGTGTACTTGTTGTCCATGATACCAGTCATAGACACACCAAGCAAACGTTCCTCTTCACAGTTCTTGCTCCAAGTCTTTGAGATATACTTGAAGTTTACTAGTGAGGATTGAAACGTTCCTAGAATAGTTGCGAGTCGGACTTTCTCAAGTAGCGACTCGCGGTTATCACCCGCACGAACCACAACCTCAGAGAGATTGCAGAATTCACGAGAGCGAAGAATGATCTCAGAACAAGGGTTGGTGCCAAACTCGTGGTCACCCACCTCCCTTCGACCAGACTTGATTGCTGCATTGTTAGCAGACTCACGATTGAAAATACCACGTTCCCCCGACTTGGAATCGTAGAGTGCTTTCCACTCGTCCATAAAAATACCGATATCAGGTTTCTCAGTGTATGCAGCAGAGTTATTTGCGAGTGCTCTGTGCCCGTAGTCGTTCCACCACTGCCCTGCTTTAGCATGTCTCATACGGTCGTCTGAGAGATTACTCAGACTGATCAGGGCGCTTCTTCGGACACCACCAACCACTACAACCTCTGCAATCTTACATACAATATCGTGACATTCTACTGAGGTTAACCTGCGCCCAGCAGCAGACTTGAAAGTATCAACAGAGAATTGAAAGAGATCAATCAATGGTTGTGGTCCAGACGCACGACCACCAAAGGTCTTCAACGGCATACCTGCGGCACGTACTTTGCTCATGTCCCATTTTGGGACTTGTCCTGCATACAACAGGCCGACGAGTTCTTTCATTGCCTTTGCCCAACCGAGTTTGCTGTCGCCCACAACGATAGTGGTATCGGTATCGTGAAACTCATCTGCTACACGTGGCATCTGTGAGATGTGTTGTCGTTCTACCGAGAACCCAACACCAGTACCATTCATCAGTACATAGAGGATCTCATCAAACGA